CCATCTTATCTCGTCACCGTAATACATTTTTATCCTTTAAGAGCAGTTTGATTAGATATTCTACCACATTGTAAAGCTACGTTATGGGTTCTTTCTGGAATATCAAGAATATGTCTTTTAGCTAGCATAACATACCTACCTGTATTATTAGTGCTAGTAGTCTCGTCTTTCTTATATGTTCTAACTGATATTTGATTACCTACACTCTTTTCTGTATTGTTAGAATTATCAACAGGTAGAAATAAAAATCCAGGCATTTCTAAATCATACACATTTTTAGTTAGGTATAAAAGAATAGCAGTTTTAAACTCTGGCAATACTGCTTGATAGTAAGTGGACCCTTCATTAAAGCTGTCTATACCTTCAAGAGGGTAGTTAGAGGTAGAGATAACAGAAATGATTTTAGAGTTCATTTCACCAAGAGTCAATTCTGATTTACCGCTTGGATCAACTAGAAAGTCTTCATTAACAAGTCTCTTTAACTCATCACGACTAATAATATTATTATTTTCTAACAATTTTATAACACTGTTAACTATAGAATAATGACGAGTGTTATTTACTGTTTCGTTACCCAAGCTAATATAATTATGTAAAATACCTCCAGCACCTGATTCTACTAATTCAAGCGTATCTTCTAATGCTGTGCCTTTATAATGTCTTAAAGCTGAAGCCATTTTAGCTATATTATTAAGAGGAGTATTTGTCTGAGCTTGAGAATATACAAATGGATTACTCTGATTAAAAGGTTCATTCTCTAAAATAGATTCTAAGTCACATAAAACAAGTTTATCTGAATATAAAGAAGAGTATAAGAAGTAAGGACATCCAGTACGTGTAGTCATACGGTTTAAAACTTCTTGGCAAGCTTGCAGAGGACAAATATATGGTACAACATATCTAAAAGCTTCTTGATAAGAAGGTTTACAGTTAGTAGTATCAAGTTCTATATTAAGTTTATCTTGTAGAATGGTTTGAATTATTTGCTCACCTGTACCTGTATACCCTTTACTGATCTTCTGTACCTTATCATAAAATCCAATATCTTCGATCAGGTCAAACACAAACACATTAGTATAGTCATTATACTTTTCTGCTGAACCAATACTTCTTATAACAAACGTTTTCTTAATGTTTTTAATATACGTTGCAGGATAACCAAACTCAATAACTACCTTCTCCGTACCTTCAATGCCAGGAAAATCTAGCAACCCAAAATCATCTACTAAAACTAATTTAGCAGTTAAATAAGGCATACTAATGTGTTCGAATATACTTAACTCTACTGATGTCTGTATAATGTCAAGCTCATCAGATACTTGAGGGCCAACTTTAAATTGACGCCCAGGTATTTTTAATGAAAGTTTTGTTAGATCGAAACTCTCAGGAGTAAAGTTCGTAAGTTGATTCATTGAACAAGAAGCCTTTGATATTCATCTTGTATCTGTCTTGCAACGGCTGGGGTAAAGACTTTAATTTGAGATAACCCATCATTATTTTTTATAAAGATCTCTTGAACTGACTTGCTTGTATATCCTAACGTACTTAGACTAAATGGTAGGTTGTCTACCCCTCCATCAATTTGTCTTGGTAAGTCCACAATGTTACCACTAGCATCTTCATAGTGATGTACAGAAAGATATTGTAGAGCGTTAGATTGAGATACAATGCCAAAGCTATTTGGATCTGCTGCAGGTGATCCAGTCCACAAACTAAGATCTGTCTCGCCTTTTTGAGACCAAAGTTCTTGAGAACCACCTGGAAGACTATAACTTGACAGAGTTACCGTTCCTGTTGCTCTTTCCCCTCTTGACAACTCAGGTTTTGAAAATTCAATAGTAGGAGCGGTTTTGTAATCATCTCCTCCATTAATAACCGTAATTCCTGAAACTTCACCATCTTCATTGAGTTCTGGTACCGCTACAGCTCCTTCTCCATTACCACCTTTAAATGTAATAGTAGGGACTGCAGTATACCCTGACCCAGGATTATCAATAGTAATGGAAGCAACTTCTATTATAGGTTTAACAATAAGATGTCCTAGATCTAAATTCTTTTTTAATATTTTAGCTTTAAACGGAGGATTATCAAAAGTGCCACTATTATCTTTTTTAGCCAGTAGGTCACCTACATAAAACTCCCCTTGAAGATTAGAGTTAGTTTTAAGTGTAATATTTGGATAATAAACTTTGAGATATTCAGTTACTTCAGAAGGAGTAAATGGCCATCCTTGGATTCTTAGCTTTTCATTAAGCATATAAAACTGCCAATAATAATCTGTTGTACCATATAGCGTTTGAGAAAGCACATCAGGTCTCTCTCCGTTAGGTATAGTGACTTCAGTGTATACCGCTACTTGATCGGCTAGCTGATCAATAATATCAATATAGGTAGTTAAGTTTTGAAAAACGGACTGAGAATTCTCATTACCAAAGTTGTAATTAACTAGAGGAAAGTTAGTAAAAAAAGTCATTAACCCGCTCCTCCCACTATAATTTCTGGTCTATCATTTTTAACATCATTTCTATTTAAGGCTCTTTCTTCAATAAAGTTAAGGCTAATATCTACTTCTTGAGGATTACCATCTGTATGAAAAGCCATAGCATTAGGGTTATAAACTGCATCAAAACTCTGAAGAAAACAGGGTAACAATCCAGTAGCTACTTGCTGAGTATCTCCAAACTCTAATCCTCCTGCTTTACTAAAGTTACCATATTCCATAGTAATATTAAACTTGGAGGGATATTTAAGAGTCAAGCTGGTTCCTTGAGTTTCATCTAAGGCAGCTCCAATATCCGGATACATGGCAATTCTAAACCACTTTATCATTTTATTTATGATATCAGCCTCTTGTGCGGAGGTAGGTATAAGTTTAAACTGGAACCTAAACGTCCTTAATGCAACACCATTTAAGATATTTCTATTGTTAGGATTGATAGTAACTCCTGTAGACGTTGCGACTGCTCCGGCAATTTGGGGTGCATTAAAACGTCTCGCTGTTCTTTGTACTGCTGCCGCAGCGCCTGCATCTCCTAAGTCACCAAATGCTGCGGATGAAATATCTTCCATAACTGATTTTAGAGCATCGCCTGCAAGTCCTAACGCGCTGGTTCCTGCTGCTACTCCTTGCATAGCTGTTGCACCAATTGCTCCTAATTCAATACTACCGTATTGTATATTGTCAGAAATTTGAATAGATTGAGGCAAAAATAAAACAACTTCACCTTTGTTTGTTGTGTTGTTTGCTTTGCCTTTTACTGGAGAAAAAGCTTCCCCTCTAAAGTTATTATCTGTTATTTCTCCTGAGATTCCAGCAGCTGCAGCTGTACGAAATGCTAACCCTGATAAACTTTGATAATCTTCGTCAAACGCATGAAATCTAATCAACCCTCTATAATCATCTTGGTTCTCAATAGGAAAGGTATAACGAGGATTATACTCATTAGCCTTCGTTTTAAATGGCTCACCGTGGGTATTAGGAAATTGCATACGAGTACCTATAAATAGAATTTTATGAGATTATTTATATGGCTTATTCAGGTAAATATAGAGTAAAGCATCGAAGTAAGTATACAGGAAATCCTGACAAGGTCGTTTACAGGTCTATGTGGGAGCGCTATTGCTTTGTTTGGTGTGATAATAACCCCAACATAAAAAGTTGGTCATCCGAAGAAGTGGTTATACCATATCTTTGGGATGTAGATAAACGTATGCATCGTTACTTTATGGATCTTAAAATAAGTTACAAAGATGGTAGAACTATACTAGTAGAAGTAAAGCCAGATAAAGAAACTAAACCACCTAAACGACCAGATAAATCAAAACGCTATATTAGCGAAGCAATGACTTATGTAAAGAATATGAACAAATGGGAGGCTGCTAATGAATACGCCAAAGATCGTGGATGGGAATTCCAGATATGGACTGAAAAGACTCTTACTGAAATGGGTATCATGCCTAAGCAAAGCAAAAAGGGAGGATTAAAACCTTTGAGAGCTTTGAAACCTATCAGTAGAAAAAAAGTATTGAAAAAGAGATAAATAACGTTATGTCAAATTTATTTCAGAAAATAGAACAAGACGCTTTTAGAGCAGGTATTACACCACGCACTCAACAGTCGCGTGATTGGTTTCGTCGTAAGGTACAAGGTATTAGACGGATTAACAGAAATCAATTAATGAAGGATGAGCAGTTATCCTTAGGTAGTAGACGTCTTATTGGATCAATGCAAATGTTTTTCTATGATCCTAAACATAAAGACAAGCTACCTTTCTATGATAGCTTTCCTCTTACTATCGTTTTAAGTCCTGCTCCAAATGGTTTTATGGGTCTTAACTTACATTATTTACCTCCTATTCTTAGAGCTAAGTTTCTCGACTCTTTGTTAGATATTACTAATAACAATAGATATGATGAGAGTACTAAGTTTAATGTTACCTACAACACTCTAAAGAGAGCTGCAAAGTTTAAGTATTTTAAACCTTGTGTAAAGCATTACCTAGCAGGGCATGTAAGAAGTAGATTTGCTGAAGTGCATGCCCCTGAGTGGGAAATCGCTGCATTTCTTCCTACTGCAGATTGGCAAAAAACAAGTGCAGCTGCTGTATATTCTTCTTCAAGGAAAATGATCTAATGATAGATAAATTTAAAGGTCTTATATCTCAAAAAGATGGAATGGCAAGGTCAAACGTATTCCAAGTTATTCTTCCTTCTATTAATGGAGTAACAGGAGAAGAAATAAATCTTTTATGTAAAGACGTACAACTACCAGGCAGACAAATCCTAACTAATGAGCGCCGTATCGGAATGCAGAATGAAAAGATTCCTTATGGATACGCAGTAACAGATACTAGTATGACTTTTCATTTACTTAATGATTATGGAGTACGTAAGTATTTTGAGACTTGGCAAAACTTAGCAGTAAACCAAGAAACAAAAGAGGTAGGGTATCAAAAAGGAAAAGAAGGTTACGCTAAAACTATTCTAATAAGACAGCTTAAAAAAGGTTTTGGTCTTCCTGTATATTCTACGCCACTTGGGCTACCAAAGCTGCCGGCAGAAATTCAAAGCCGATTGCCTAAAATCGGGCCATTTGATTTTGCACAAGGAGAACTTGATTTAGATTTTGTTACAAAAGATCAAGTGATATACAGCTGTAGACTTATAGATGCGTTTCCTACCTCTATGAGTGCTATACAATTAAATAACGAACTAGACGGTTTGGTTGAGCTTAATGTTCAGTTATCTTACACTAACTGGGAACCAGTAGAGTTCGGAGTAACAAACGCAACTGAAAAATTTATTAAAACACAAATAGGGACCGCACTTAGCAGAGCATTTTCGTAAAGGATGAAATGAATGGCACTACCCAAATTAAATGATGTACCAAAGTATGAACTAACTATACCATCTATAGATAAGAAGATTTATTTTAGACCGTTTTTAGTTAAAGAGCAAAAAGTATTAATGATGGCTCTAGAGACTCAAGATGATAAACAAATCTTAAAATCTATTACTGATACTATTGAAGCTTGCTTAGAAGATAATATCAATGTAAAATCACTAGCTACGTTTGATGTAGAGTATATGTTTACTCAGATTAGAGCTAAGAGTGTTGGTGAAACAACTGATATTATGATATCATGTAAAAATTGTGAAACTAATAATAAAGTAAACATCAAGCTTGATGAGATAAAAATAGAAGTAAATAAAGAAGACCAAACTATTGAATTAAACGACACATTTACTGTAAAAATGCGTTACCCTAAATACGCTTCGATGCTTAATCAAGAAAGTGCAGATACAAGCGTAACTAAAGTATTATATGATCTGGTAATGACTTGTTTAGATGAATTGAGAACTGAAGAAGAAATTATTAAATTTGATGATGAACCGGAAAGCGAAGTTCAAAGTTTTATTGAAAGTCTCACCACGGAACAGTTTGATAAGCTCTTAGCTTTCGTTAATGGACTACCAAGTTTAAAGCATGATGTGGAATTTAAATGCACACATTGTAAAGAAGATAACCAATTAACACTACAAGGATTAGCTGATTTTTTCTAATTAACCTCTCCCATGATAGTTTAACAAGCTTTTATATGACAAACTATCAACTAATACAAAATTTCAAATATTCTTTACATGATATAGAATATATGATACCATGGGAGAGGGAGATATACTTATCAATGTTAAAAGATGATATTGAAAAAGAAAAAGAAGAAATGCAGCGACAGCAAATGCAAAGGTAAATAGATGAGTTCTTTAGCAGCAGTAGTAGATACACTACAAGAACAAAACAGATCAATGGAAACTGTTAAAGATGGTATTCTCACTCTTGTTAGAGAAAGTGAAAACGCCCGTGTTGCTTACGAACGAGGGGCTGGAGATAGAGCAGAATCTGCCAGAGAGAAAAGAAAAGAAAAGGCAGCAAGAGTATCAACTCCTAGCTCATTCACAGGTGGAGTTAAGCAAGGACTAGGTCTCACCGCTTTGGCTGATATGGCAGGTAATCTATTTGGAGGTATGCTTGGCGGAGGTTTAGCGGCTTCTATAGGAGTACTTGCAGGTGGTATTCTTAAGAAAGGTGCTATTGCAGGTCTGGCAGCAGTATTTCTAGGCGATGCAATAGAAAAAGCTTTAAGTTCATTTGGGTTTAACCTTACTGATGAACAACAGTCTGATGTTAATAAAAAAGCAACCAGCGCGCTATACGCATATATGATTGCTTCCTTTGCTACTAAAAACCCTTATGTAAAAGTATTAGCTGCTATTGGCGGTGCTTTTGGAGAAGAAATTACTGGATGGCTATCGAGAACATTTGGATGGGATAAAAATACCGGTAAAGTTAATCTACCTGGTGTAGGAGAATTAGACACTCTTAACCCTAATGTACAGACCGCAATAGGATCTATTACTGCAGCTCTTTCTGGCCTAGTGCTATATGCAGCAAATAGAATTAGACGGTATATTAAATCTCAGCGACCAGCAATAGACTCGGTACTACCTAAAGAAGAACCTAAGCTTAGAGGTCCAAGCCCTCAAACAGATCTTGAAGATGTAACTAAAAGGCCCACTTTAGGGGGAGCTCAAAGAGCTGATACTCCAGTAGGAAACTCACCAAAGGCTAAATATGAACCGTTTATAGCGAGTAGAATCCCCACCCAAGCTCTAATAGATAATGCAGCAGATGCTGTTAAAAAATCTAGTAATATAATAGACTTTGAACAAGCCAAAAAACAATTTACTGGTGACCCAAGAGTAGCAAATGATAATATTGCGCCAAAACCTCAAAGAGCACCTCTGGTAGCTACCAGAACTGCTGTAACTGATATGGTAGATGGTATTAAGACGGCGTTTGATAGAGACGCTGCATCTACTGTAAAGAAAGTAATAGACGCAGCTGAACCAATAGGAAAGGTTGCTTCTAAAGCTCTTATACCACTAGAAGCATTTTTTATCGCGCGTGATGTGGCTCTTGATAAAAAGATGTTAGAGGCTAGTGGAGTAGTAACAACTGTTATTAATAGGATAGCACGCGAGCCTGCTAATTTAGTCGACTTTTTTGCTAATACTCTTATGGATGCAAATAAAGAATTATTACTTGATCCTCTCAATGAGATATCTAAATTAATTACTGGTAAAGAAATATTTACTAATCATGCCAGGTTAAATTTAAGCCAAATGCAAAGAGATCAGCAAATGGCTATTATTGAAGCAGAAAATGCTTACTATGATGGTCTTTTGTCCAACACTGGAGGTCGCAATAATGCTAGACTGACAGCAGCCGGGCCATCAGAAGCTACAGACACTCTTACATCATATGAGCCTGGTCAACAAAGAAGAGGCGCTAGCGCACCTGTCATAATCAACGAAGGTGACAATATTACTAACAATAATGTTTCTGGAGGAGGATCACCGAGACCAGCTCCTAGATCTGCAGTAGATTCTGTTGCTACTACAAAGGAGCTGGTCAGCGGTGGAAGAAGAGGTTATAACCGTTAAGGTTAATTAATCTTCAGCTGCTAGCTTTGCAAAATATGACATCGTATCATCTTCTTCGATAGATGTATCTTCTGCTGTAGCGATCGGGGTAGGCGCTGCAATTGGTGCAGTCGGTTGAGGAGATGAAGACGGAGCGCTATAACTAGCCGTCTCATCTAAAGCAACTGATTGCTGAACTGTACGTGGAGCACTTTCGCCAAGCACTACAGCCAGACGAGCTTTCAACTCATCATATGACTTAAAGTTCTTAGGATCAGTCCATTCAGTCATGTCATGTTGCTTATTATAGATAGCTTCTAGATCATCGTCACTACCAGCCATAGCTGAAGGAGACTTAAACGCAGAAGCATCATAGTTAGGATAGCCTTCTACCTTACGAATCTTAACCGTAAAGTCAGCGCCATTCCACATATCAAATGGATTAACAGGAGCCTCGTCGGGGAACTGAGGTTGCATAGAGTCCATAATCTTATCAAAGATCTTTTTACCAAAGCGATATAGTTTAACTTGACCTTCGTTCTCTGGTGCAGATGGATCTGAGATAATCTGAACGTTAGCAATATAACGAAGGTTACGTTTACGCTCACGTACGATACGTTTAGCTTCTTCAGAACCATCTTCGTTCCAAAGCTTGCTATTACTTTCTGATAAAGGATCAGCTTGACCAATAGAAGTAAGAGACTTCTCTACATACCATTGACCGGTTGGTCCTTTAAAGAAATGATCCCAATAACGTACCCATGGAGTAGGTGCTTCAGCATCACCAGGTAGAAAGCGAATAACAGCATAGCCATTACCTGCTTTATCTCTGGTAGGTTGCCAGAAGCGTTCGTCGTTACGATTATCGGTTTTAGTTTGCTCACCAGGACCACTAGAAGCAGCTTCTACTAGTTTAGTTAAGTCCGTGCGGTTATTTTTTAATGCTGCAAAGCTCATATATTTTTTCCTTGTATATCTTTATATGTTATCGTGTATATTTTTATCCACCTTATCATTATATGATCATATTTATCATTAATCAACTGGTAGAGTATTTTGACGAGGCAAAAAGTTTAAGTTCATAGCTTCTGCTTCAATCTTTTCTTTTATATTTCCTGAAACATATTTGCGTATATCCTCTAGATCTAAATCAATATCTTCGCAAATATGAATAACAGCATCCATATAGCTATACCGATGCTCTTTTACTTTTGACTCGACTAGTTTTGCGAACTTTGTCTTTGTTAGAAATTGGTCTACTTGCATTTTCCTCATCTGCCATTTCTTGAGTATAAACTCCTATATCAGGATAATGTACTCCGATAGTTCTTTTTATAGTACCATCTTTATTGTAAGCCATATTGACACACCTATACTTAATCTTATACTGGCGTTCATCACCGTAAAACAAATCACGGTAAACACCATCACGTAGATAAGCTTGCAGGTTATGAATATATCCTTCTGTTTCTAAGAAAGCAGCTTTAAGGCCTTTTTCTTTAGAACTCTTCCAGCCTCTCATACCTGACATCTTATCCTTTTGATTTTTAATCCAGCTTCTAATATTCCTTGGAGAGAACATATCACTGTCAGGTAAGTTACGAATAGATTCATGTATAGATATCTGTGCTGCAGGCTTCTTAGCAGCACGAGCTTTCGTAATACGTTCAACTAAAGCTGCTTTTTGCTCGGCAGTTAACTGACGTTTTTTACGTGGTCGTTTCATATCACACCTCTCATAATATATAATTTATTATAGGAACTTTTTTAACTAAGTGCAACTGTTATTTTCATCATCATATTCGAACAGTTCATATTCTCCGTCTATTTCCTTAGCTCTTACATAACGCTTTTGTATGAGAGTCAAAATAGTTTGTTCAATAACATTTTCAGTTTCATGTCGTGACATATCTCGGCCAAACATGTATGAAACAAAAGCCACTCCAAATAAGAGCAGCCATTGTATAAGTGTGATAGAAGTGTAAAACATATCGCTATTTATCAAGTAAATGATATAACGTTCTCTACACGGAAGGAACGATATGCACCTTTCATTGTATCAAACGCGACAATCACTTCATCATTAATAGCTCGTACTTTTTTCTGTGAGATAGGATCATCCTTCTTAGCATCAGGTAAGACATCTTCGATGAGCGTACACATCATATCACGCTCTTCACCATTTACTTTCTTAAAGATGACACGGCAGACACGTTGCTGCAATTCACCAATCATATATTCACGAGAACTTGAGTCTGCTCGGTTAACTGCATCGTAGGATGGATATCCTTTTTCAAAAACAGGTTCTTTCATTTATAAGGGTCCTTTACTTTATAAGATGGATCAATGTTTGTATTTCGATTCTTTTTCAAATCCTTTACGCCAAGAGTATGCATAAAGGTAGGATCAGCCATCAATATATCGATGACCTTCTCCCATTCTTGTACCTTACCTTCGAGGTATTGTACTCGACGATCAAGAAATGATATTTGATAATCACTCATCGCTGCACCAATGGTTTTGTGTTTTGATTATCATGGTAATCGCCAGATTGATAATAATCACGAGACGCTTCTTCTTTAATCATCATTTCTCCTCGCATACGATAGGTAATAATTTCACGTCGTATGACACCATCCGTATCCGATTCAAACGCATCTTTAAATGGACCTTCACTCATTTATTCATCTCCGTAATAACTATCCAAATAAAACCTCCGATTACAACTCCGAGGATGCTCATAGCTGTTAATAACTCAGAAGTTTCAGTCCCAGTCATTATCTAACCCTGTAGTAGCACGGTACGTTTCACCGTAATATTGATCAGCATATTTTGATGCATCAGTCCAATGCATCTCTTCTTTACGAAGCATAGACTTATCTTCCCGCTTAACTTTAGCTTGACGAGCTTGCTTCTTCATAAAGCGTTCTTGCTTACGCTCTTCAGCTTTACGAAACTTTTTAACTTCCTTTTGCAACTCAGCTACGAATGTATTCATACCAACCTCCAGTTTTTAGCATTTCTTCGAAAGAGCGAAGCTCTTCAATATTCATAGTAACTTCAGCTCGCTTCATTCCGTTAGCGAACTCTCGTAGAGTATATACTCCTAAACCATTATGTGCAACTGAATAATGCTTTGAGTCCCCAAATTTTTCATTCCTATAAATCAACCCAAATCACCCTTACATAATTTGCATCGAGTAAGTCTCGATACTCAATAGCATCATAGATACATTTAAAAATTTTGTCATTCACTCTTATCATCCCCAATCTTTTCTATCATCTTCATTTTCATAGCCGTACTTATAGGCTTCAATCTCACCAATAGTCATGTTGTCTTTTTCAACTCTCTCTGAAGTAATAGAAGCACCCACATAGTAATGAGGATCATAATGACGATGATAGTAAGCATCTGCACTACCACGATCCTGAGGTGAACCATGACGTGGAAGTTTATTCCAACCTTTTACAATAACATCTAAATCATACTTTTCCATTACGCTACCTCTTTGAAGCCGAAGCTAGCTACTACGTGACGATTACCATCTTCATCTTCGATAATATCACCAACTGAGACAGAAGCCATACGAGATAAGCGAGTAATGCTTGACTCAGGACCAATATTACCAATCTCAAATACTTGATCAAGATTATCAGCTTCGATTTGAGCTACACCAGTATACAGTCCTTCATAAAGAGCTTTCTCTGCAAGACCTACTGTCTTATCACCAGAAAAGTCCATAGACATATCAGCGCGAATTTCACGCTTCATGCTTTTCATTCCATCATTGATTCCGTCGATCTCTGATTGAGTGTAGCTGATTTGATATACTGTAAATTTCATTTCTTATCTCCTTAATATACCTTATTATCGGAACTTTTTGAACTAAGTGCAACTAAAAAAGGGCTGGAAATGAAACTTTTTTTAAAATATAAAAAAGGGGGGCTTACTGCAGAGCCCCCCTTCCTATCTGCATTTAACGTATGCAGCAACCGTCTGGGTTTCCTGGTACCAGATCGTATACCAACCTAAACACCGCTCGAGCGATTAACGTGAATAGGGTTTAGTTGAGTACGTTTGCGATATTGCAGGCTTTCCTCATTCGCCTTCCAGCAGTTGGATTCTCTCTTGGAGATTCTCTTGCTGAACTATTTGACGAGCTCTGAATGCAGCATAATCTACTACCAGATCTACATGCTGCTCGTCTATTCTATTCATTTCCTCATCGACACGAGCGATATATGCACCAAGAGCTTTGTTGTGGTTATCCACTTTCTTGATATATTCACCCATGCCGTACATAGATAAAAACCAAATTATTGCTACTTCCATTTAGTTTCTCCTTATTGGCGAACACGGAAGGATTCGAACCCTCGACCTAGTGCTTAGAAGGCACTTGCTCTATCCAGCTGAGCTACGTGTCCTTTAGCTCACCTTTGAAATGGTAATACGTACCGTTTACCATCAACAAAAAATCTTATTGTCGAATGACTATATACTTCTACATTTGAGTTCTGATAAACTGTTACATCACTACACTGACGTTGAATTTCATAACCAGTTACCTTAGGACCTTTAGCTGATTCATTAGCAACAATAGCTCCGCCCAATGCTCCAATAGCTGCGCCGCTGTCTTTACCGGAGGCAGTACCGCCAATAAGACCACCTAAGATTGCTCCTAACAGAACATCACCTCCAGATGCTTGACCGCCTTGTTGGTAGATAGGTACCTGTACCTCTTGGCATCGAGTTTCTGATACAGGTACTGATTGAGTAACTGTCTTAGTATGATCATAAACTTTAACTTTACTCACTTCAGCGGATGCAGAGGTTGCTGCAAAGATAAAAGCTGTTGTAATTAAATATTTCATCTATTATATTCCTTATTAAGAGATGTTACGAGTTCAATTGCTACATCTACGTCAGTTGAATTAAGAGCAGGTAAATCGCCTGCATACATTTGAACAGTGAGACATTCATGAATATCTTCGGCAGTGATATGCTGCTTATCATACAACGAAGCAAATATTTGCATAGCTATCTCAGACGGTCTCATCTACAATCTCCATTCCAGTAAATCCTTCTTGAGTCCAGCCACGAGCATCAGCATGCGCACCAATGATATTACTATAATGCATATGAGGCCACGAACCTTCTTTCATAGCATATGCTTTCATATCAGACTGTACCATGCAAGACTGTGCACCTTGAACAGGCAAAGCTTCAAGGCGATTGATTTCTTCTTCAGCGATATCAAAGCCATTACGGGTTTCTTGAATCCAAGGTTCCATTATGCAGCCCTCTTAGCAGCTAAGAATTGATCAGCCATATCGTTAAAGAACGAATCGAAGTTTTCACCTAAAACTTCCATCCATCCATCTAAAGCCAAATCTGACTCAACATAGTTCCATATAACGGTTCCATCTTCAGTCTGGTTAACATAGTTATTAACGGCTTTATCAAATGCAACTACGAAGCTTGAATCTCTCATATCATCTCTCCTTATCATACATTTAATATATACCCAAATGAAACTAAGTGCAACTGTTTTTTTCAGTTTAACGAAACTTTTTTATACTTCCATATCAATAAACTGCCCTTGA